TGGGATTTACCTCGTCCACTACAGCATAGGCGTCGTCATATAGGGAGCGCAAATTTATGTTTTCTGTGGTGTCGTAGTCTATATAGAAGGTCCGGTTTAGGTCCACTAAGGACGCGTCAAACTTCAGCTCTTCCGCTCGAATATCGAAACCGTCCGACTTTGTTTTGATGCCAGTCAGAACGCAGTTAACATCTTCCCGGCTGCCGAAAGCGGTTTCCAGTGATGGGTGGCTTATGGGCGCGACCTGCCCGAGCTGAGGATTTTCGCCAGCAAACAGGCTGAATCCGAAAAGGCGCGGCGGGTTCACATAGCGAGAAATCGCCCTGCTCGCTACGTCGCTTGCAACACTGCGAGCTCCTCGCGGAATCCAGCGGGAAAATATCTTTTTGATGGATTCGGTCTCGTATGGGTTTTCGCCAGGCGTGCGCACATAAGCACTGTAGAAATTGCCCGGCTCGTCAAGGTTTTTAAAGGGGTCGCGCTGGTTGTAAAATACCCATACCTGCGAATACCTTTTGTTTGGCTGATCGGTTTGCTTGAATGTGCCAGCTCTGATCCTGCGCTCGTCGTATCTCTGACCGGTGACAGAATTGGGGCGCAGAATGTCAAACTCTATTTTCTGAGTCCTTGTATTTCCATACAGCACCAAACCAGCCTGCTCGACCAGTTCATTTATCAGCTTTTCGACGGCAGTCGGCTTGACGATAATTGCGCCGTAAAGCGTGTCGGAGAACTGCAGGACAAGTTCATCCCACGCGTCTTTATCGATTCTGTCAGCAGTGAGCGGCGAGTAATTTACAACCAAATCATAAATTATATCCGCGACGGTTTGCCCTGAGTATTCAAGCGCGAGCTGCACTATATCGTCCTGATCATGATCTTCAGCAGTCCCGCCCGAAATAGTCAAAATGTCGCCGGATCTTGTAAATTCGTAGAGGTTTTCACCAATTGATACCTTTCCGCTGGATGGGTAAGTGTCGCCTATTCCTGGAGGATCCAGTGTCACACTTGTAGAGCCTGCTGAGTAATCGGTTGAAAGATAACCCTCTGAAACTGCTGGAGCTTGAGCGCTTTTATCCGACAGGAGGTACATGAAATCTTTGCCAGACAGCGAAACTTCTCCGTCTGAGTCTGGCCCCTGCATTGTCGATAAAACGAAGTGCTCAATGTCCCACTCGTCGGAACCAACAAATCCACGTATCACTCGGCACGGCACGTTCTGCAGGTATGGATTCCGAGCCCTGAATTTGCCCCAGAATGTGCCTTGCTCGTACGGGTTGTAGTCTCTGTCGGCGACGTATTTGTCAAACCCTGCATCAGAGTGTCTGCCGTTGCGGAATGTGGCGGTAAAAGTGGCCCGCAATCCTATGTCCTCGCCAGGGTGGATCTCGGCGTTTTTAACGTCGCAGCTCTTCATATATGGCAGGCACGGCATAGATGCGACGAACGGCTGGCCCTCCATGCCGAACCGGACGGTCTTGTAACCCTCGGTGTAATTTGCCCGGTCCTGGCAGTCATTCGAGAAGTTGCGCGTATTGAAGCACTTATGCTCACCGGTCACACCCAACTCAGCCGTGCATGGAGCTTCGCCGTAAACCAGGTCGCAGTATTTAATGTCGATCTCAAAAAATGTCAGAGCTACGCCGTTCATGTAGATGGTCCCGGTTCCACATCTGGTGGGTTTTCTTCTGGCCACGGCGCCAGCGCGTTAACGTTTATGTCGAAACGCACAAAGCCGTTGGCGTGCGCATTCTGTAATTTGATGTTGCGAGTCAACCAGCAAAAGCCGACCTCGTCGGGGTATTCGGCGGGTCTCCACGCCATGAAAAACGGGCGTAACTTAGCACTGATAGCGAACGGCCTAATGTGCGACCTCCAGTAATCAGGCGGGCAGTTCTTCTGCTCAAGAGTTGTTGACAATACCTCACGCTGCTGGACGCGCCCCAGGAAATCGCCACGCTCTGAAAACCCGCTAGCCACCGTCGTATCTTCGGCATAATTGATCGGCTCATGTCCCACATAAACCCTGCTCGGCAGAGTTAGGTATTCGCCGATGTAAACCACCGCGATTTTGGGCGGAACGCCGGCAGCAGGGATGATTTTCAGGCGCGCAAAACCGGAGACGATATTCTCGAAAAGATGCATGATCGCGCTGTTATCGCCAGGGGAAAATTCGTCGATCACGTTTTGCCATGGATCACCTTCATCGGCGCGCCACTGCATTTGGTAAATTGCGCCTGATAGGTTGTGGCCAGCGATTCCAAAATAGTTCCAGACTGCCGGCTGAAACGAAAAGTAGACGTGGCACTCCTCGTCACTCGACGCCTGCCACCACAAATTCGTAGCATCATTTGCTATGTTGTACGCTGGGTGTTGCGGGTCCTCGGAGTCAGCAGATACGCCCCCATAAACCACTAAATTGTGATAGCCGATTCGCGGGTTATTGGCGTTGATATACCCGTCGTCAAGACCGCCAGAAAGCCACAAATCCTCGGAAATAAAGATCGGCATTACGCGATCCTCAGCCGGGCGCCGTTGTCGATAGCTTCTTGCAGAACTGAGATCATGTGGCGGCCATCGTACAATTTGTTGGGGTCAATACCCGCTAGTGTAACAACTGCACCACCTGTATCGCCACTTCCGCCTCCGCTCTGAGCGCTCGGTGCTGATGACTGTGCCGGAGCTGCGGCAGAAACTGGAGCTGCGGCGCCGCCACCGCCAAAGGATTGCGAACGAATAGCGTTAACTTGGGCAAAGCCGGTTGCGGCAGCCCAAATAATCTCTGGGATACCAGCAAACCCCTTAGCCACGCCTTTTGCTATGCCCATGTATGTTGAAATCAGGGCGTCTCCGATGCCCCAAGCTTTCTGAATTTCGAAGGCTTTTCGTGACCCTGAGCTGACAGCGTTAACCATGTTCTTCATAGCGTCGGCAGTTTTTGCGCCTACCAATCCCCACTGTTTATGCGCTAGAGCCGCAATACCCTGGTAGCCGCCATTGGCAATTTCTTGCATACGGTTCCAATGATCCTCCAGCGCTTGCTCTCTAATGCTTGCCCACTGCTGTTCTGACTCGAACTTAGTAGCGTCGAACTCCTCGCCGATGATGGCCATAGTCTGGCGATGCTGGCGCTCCAGCTCCTGCTCTGTCATGTACCGGTTTTTGACTGCATCCAGCATCATCTGCTGGTCTTTCCAGTACTGCTCTATCATCTGCCTCTGGCTGCCAATCTCTCCGAATGGGTCTTCGCCGCCAAAGTTGAACTCTTCGCCATCAAAACTTTGACCGGACAAAATTGCGTTGCGCTCTTTTACGATCTGCTCGGCGTTCTTGCGTGATGACTCAGCAACTTCAATTAGGAATTCATCGAAGGATGCGCTCGGCAGTGGCTTCATTAGCTCTTCTTGAATGCCCCTTTTAGCCTCCTCAAATGCGGCATGTGCTTCCCATGCTTTGGCGACCATATTATCAAGAACCTCTGGCCTGCCAACTACATCAATGTTTATGCCTGGGACCTTGTTAGCTACCTCTGTCAATTTGTTTATTGCCGCCACTGGCCCGTCTAGTATGGTGCCAGCAAAACCATAAACGTCACTTTTAAGCCCGAGGAAAAAAGCCGCCATGGATTTTCCCGCTACCAAAAACGTACGCCGTATTCCCTCTAGTGCGTCAACAACAAATCCAGATCCTCTAATTAGCCCGTTTATTGTCGTCTCTATTTCCTCTCTAAATCCGCCAGATTCAATCGCAGCTTCACGGAATTTCTCTGAAATCGCAGTAATATACGGCGCAGCAGCTACCGCCAGCCGGTCTTGTATCCCGGTTAGAACATCCCCGAAAATGCCAAGCGAGTCATTTGCTGCCTCGACCTGTGCGGCATCTATCATCGATAGATTTAAACCCAGATCTCGAACCTCTTTCGACTGCGCACGGATAGCATCGCCGCCCTGGCGCATCATGGTAATAAGGTTTTCATTCCTGACGCCAAGGTCTCGCATAACCGAAGCGGCTTCGGTAGACGAAAGCTGCAGCTCGCGCATACGGTCAGCCATGACCTCAATGCGTTTGTCAGTATCAAGCGAGGAAAGATAATCTGCTGTAAGCCCTAGGCGCTCCAATGCCTGGGCACTTGCTCCGCCCTTGGTTTGTGCTTCACCCAAGCGGGCATTCATGCGTACAAGCTCGCCGGTCAACTCCTCATAACTTACGCCAGCATCCCCGGCAGCCATTTCCAGCGCGCGAAGACCGCCAATCGTCCCACCCAATGCAGTCGCGAGTTTTGCCTGCGCGTCGATAGCGAGACGACCAGAGTTGACGAGATGAGTTATTAGAGCGCCACCTGCAGCAGCGGTGCCAGCAGCGAAAAGAGCGGAAGTCGTGATTGCGCCACGAAATGACTTAGTTAAATCGTTGAGCGCCTTCTCGGTCTTTTTAACAGCGCTATCGAGCTGCGAAGTCTTAGCTCCGATAGTGACAAAAAGATTACCTAGACTTGGCATTTTCCAGCATCTCCACCAGCGAATCGAAGGTATCTTTTCGCATCTTACCAATCATTTCGGGCGGCTTACGCGCATCGTAAATCAGGAAAAACTCGCCGGGTGATAACTCCCAGAAGTCAGCGGGGCGCATACCCCAGCCAACTGTCGCGACTAGGTACGCTTCGCGGAGGTAGCCGCGCGAGGCTTTCCCGGCTTTTTTTCGGTTGGCGCCTTCGCCGGTTTTGGCTCAACAGGCGGAAGGTCTTCGCCGTTTGTGAGCATTTCGAATTGTTCGGGCGTGATAAGCGGTTGGCCATCCTCACCGCGAATCGAGTAGAGCACCGCTGCCTGAATCTGGCCTGTATATTTAGCCAGCTGTTTTTGCGAACAGGTCATAACTGATTCGGTTACTTCGGATGGGCCAATACCTTTTGCACGCCCCTGCACGAACAGGGAAATGACAGCTGCGATCATGCGGCGCTGAATCCTGGTAGGGTCAGACAAGTGCACTGCCGCCGCAACTTCTGCCGTGCATTGATAGACACGCTCCACTTTCTCGATCAACTCAAAGTTGACCGGGACAACAACCTCGGATTCGCCTATCTTGATTATTAAATCTTTCTTCAGCATGAATCACCTATTTATTATGTTGAGCCGGCCACACGAATTAGCGGACCGGAAGACTGCAACTGAGCAGTGAAAGACACATACCCGGCTGACTCGCCTCCCATTTCAAGGTTGCCAAAAAAGAAGCCGTGCTCCGCTTCAATTGTGGAGCCATTCGGGTGAACGATGGTAATGTCAAGGAGTTCACCGCCGAACCAAGCATTATAGAGAATTTCGTAATTTTCAGAGGTGGCCACACCTTCGACGCTCACGTCCATCGACTTAACGCCAGGGTTTGGCAGCAGCACGCGGAAACCGTCGCTGTCGTCGTTCGTGACGTCAACTGCCTCTTTGTTCATCGTTGCGGTTTTGTTGTTGATTGCGGCAATAGGCACGCCATCAAGCATCACCGTAAAAGCGCGGCCATTGTATCCGATAGTACTCATAATGGTTGCCTCTGCAGCCTATAGTTACTGGTTGAAATCCATCGGTTGTTCTGGTCTTTCCCGAGTGAGATTATATCACTTTGTAACCAGCAACCGATGTAGTGATAGCCGTTAATTTGAAAATCAAGCGGCAAAATTAATGCATCCCTAATGTCTTCTTGCCAAGCGTATCCTGTCGCCTGGGATGTGTGCCGAACTCGGATCTGAATCGTCGGCTCAAAAAGCGCAATGTCTTGCACTACGTTTTGCGTCCCGCCCGTGTCGTAAATAGTCACGCACACGTTAGGGCTGGTCGGCTCTTCGTTAATGAACACGTTACCAGTTTCAATCCCGACCGAAAGCGTTTTCAGGTGATCTGCGACGTCTTTCGCTGGGCTGCTCATCGCCGCCCTCCCGATGATTTTGCAGCGTCGAGCTCTGCTCGCTTCTTTATGATTTTCACAATCAGATCGGTATTCTCTCGTATGGTTTTTTCCAGAAACTTGTTCTCGCCGTTTGGGCCCCAATATACGCCCAAACCAGATGGGCGCGGCTCGCCCTTCAGCGACATTTCCAAATCCTCATGCACGTAGAGCGCGTATTCCGCTGCGTATCCGATCTCGACAGCCATGCCGCCGTCTTGTGCTTTCCGTGCGTATGAGCTTGCGGCAAGGTTGCCGTATTCGCGCGGCACCCGCTGATTTGATCTGGCCTCGATTTTCAGCCCAACCTCAAGCAAGCCAGCCATTGACCGATTTTTAATACTGTTGATCTGCTCGTTCAGATTCCGCATCACTTCATCAAAGCCCTTGACGCCGTCCATTAGAGATACACCTTTATCAGCGTCGTGTGCCCGTGCAAGTGTGGGCTTTTGCTCACCTGCTGAATTTCAAATGCGCCATCAAGCCCAATCGGATTTGCGGTCGCGTCAATGCCTAATTTCAAATAACCTTTGTTCTCAACATTGCTCGCCACGTAGACAATGGATTGAGACGTGGCTTCCTGGCCCTGGGCATTGCGGAACAAAACCGCCTTATCTTCCCAGCGGCATTGAACCCCAACTGGGGCGCCAAATTGTGATTCACTGTACTCGTTGACACCGGTAAACGGCCAGTAAGTCGCGATTTGAGTCATGTTGCGGTTATAGATCACAGGATCACCACCGAAGGCACGTTAACGCGCTGGAGTCTCAAGAACGCCCGGCCATATGAAGTGGTGCCGTACTCGCTGTTTCCCGCGCCGACCGCAGCACCGTATGAAATTGATGCGTCACCCAATTTATCGGATGTGATATTTCCAGAAACATCCGTGCGCCCACCGAGCGCGCCATCTTGAACTAAAAAATGAGCCGCTAGAGCTATGATCGCACGCTGATAATCATCCTCGAACCAGCCGTTATCAACAAAGCGGCTAGCGTCAGAAATCGCGAAATTCACAAGCGTATCACTCACGCTCGCGAACTCGGGATAACGCGCTTTCAGCTCACTCGCTGTCGGTGTCGTGTACGGCATCGCTCAACACCTTATCAATTTCAGCTTGCAGTCGTTTTTCGCCCCAGCGTTTATCAACCTGGATGCCCAATGACTCAGCGTCAGCGCGCAGGTAGTCGATTGAACTTACGCCATTTTCTTG